TGAGCGAGTGGTTCCTTTGCTTGTTGAAGCGATCAAGGAATTACGCGCTGAAATTGCTAGCCTCCGCAAATAATGGCCCTTCCAGCATCAGGCCCAATTTCCTTCAACGACGTTAATGTTGAGCTTGGTCTGGCTGGTACTACATCTATTAATATGAACCAAGCTACAGTAAGAACATTGTTTGCTAAACCTAGTGGTCAGATTTCAATGAGCGATGGGTACGGTAAATCAAATAGTATTGTAGCTACAGGCGGAACAATTACCACCACTGGAGGATACCGTATTCATACATTTACATCTAATGGTACATTTACCATTACATCGCAACCATCTGGACGTACTTTTGATTATTTAGTTGTGGGTGGCGGTGGTGGTGGTGGTTCATATTCTTTAGGGAATAGTGGTGGTGGAGGGGCTGGATCTGTTCAAGTTGTTTCTGCACAAACATTGGCAACATCATCTTATTCCGTAGTTGTTGGAACAACTACACCAACAGATACTATTGGTAATAATTCTACGTTTAATGGCACTACTGGATACGGTGGCGGTAGAGGCGGTGGTGTAAATGCGCCAGGTTCAGGCGGGTCAGGCGGTGGAGGTACAGTTAATAATAATACCGGCCCTGCTGGTGGTGCTGGATCTGGAAGTAATGTATTTGCTGGCGGAGCTGGTGGTTTAGGATCAACATATAGTGGTGGCAGTGGTGGTGGTGCTGGTTCAGTTGGAGGAACAGGAGATGCCCCAGCATCCGCTGGCGGTATCGGCATTAGTAATTCATATTCTGGTTCAGCTACATTTTATGCAGGCGGTGGTGGCGGCGGTAATCAAGGAGGCTCTGTCAATGTTGGTGGTTCTAGCATAGGTGGTAATGGTGGAACTGGGGTTAGTCCATATACAGGTTCAGCAGGAGCTGCAAATACTGGAAGTGGTGGTGGTGGTGGTGGTGCAGATGGATTAGGAGCTGTGGGGCCAGGTGGTGGTGGTGCTGCTGGTATTATAATCGTTCGGTATGTCTATCCTTAATAGTCACCATTCTAGAATCCAAATGAGCATCTATCCACAAAAAAAACCCAGCATCTTTCGATACTGGGTTGACATTCTTGAATCTGTAAATTCTAAAACTATTTTTAGTTGGATTAGAAGTATACTGATTGTGTCGCGGGTACAAATGCTTGTCCGAGGCCACTAACGAGAATGACATGGTAGTACAGATTAGCACCGAAAATATTGTCTACAACACCATAACGTGTTAATAAACCAACTCTCGGGGCAAAATCGTTCTGACCAATTGTGCGCTGAACCATTACAGGAATGTAAGGGCAGTAGATGATACCTGTGTCATAAAACTCAGGTCCTTTATAGCCTAATAAGGCGTATTCAGGACGTGGTAATGCACCGTACGCTCCAGCAATAAAATTGCCTTCTGTACGTGTATCACGGTAAACGTTGAAACGTCCACCTAAATTACCTACCTTAGCAACGCCGACAGGTTGAGTATTGACATTACCCTGAACTGGTACCCATTGGAATTCGGGTAACATTTCGAGGATAGCGGCAACGCGTGGGGTACAAACAATAAAGTTTGCGGCGCCACGGCGATTGCGTACTGCAATGCGGTTTGCTTCGATAATTAATCTTTGATAGAAGTCACGATTACGTTCTACTAACCAGCGACCGTCTGCGGAAGCTGGGGACCAGACAGAATAACCATTGCCAAAACCTGCGTTAAGAGCAACTTGAATCATTCTGACTAACATTTCACGGTCGATTTCGGCCTGAATTTCATATGACATAGCATTTGTTAATTCAGTATCGATATCGATACCATTCATGTTCTTTAAGTCTTGTTCTAGTTCAACTGACCAACGGGCGCCTAAGCGACGCGTGCCTGCTTCAACAGCTGTCTTCTCGAATGAGACTTCAAATGTAGGAATTGCGTTCGTTAATTCGAAGTTTTGTAAGAGAGCAGCAACACCATTATCGGTACCAGCAGTTAACCATGAAGTTAAGTTGCTGTTAGCATTTCCGACTGCGCCGGAAAGACTCGAAGACGATGTGCCTGTATAGGCTGTATTGAGGTACTGGTAGCCTGCTTCTTGACCTGCTGCTGCTGCTAATTGAGCTGCACCGAAAGGAGCAACTGAACCAGAACCAGCACCGTCATTGGTACCCAGGGTTTGACCTGTGTAACGATAACGGAGAGCAAATGCAAGGCCGACTGGACCTGCCATTGGTTGAACACCAACGATCTCGTTTGTGATTAGCTCGGGGAATGTACGACGGATCATCGGAATCAAGATCTTCGGAAGACGATAGTCGCCTGCTGCATAGGTGTCTGTACCTGGCGTGCCAGATGCAAAACCTGGTGCACCGATAGAAGAAGCGTTACCAAACGCACCACCGTTACCAGCAGTATTAATGCCAGTAGGATTGTAGTTTGGACCAGCTTCACGAATGCACCACTGTTCTTGATTTTCAAGAAGCATTGCTGTATTCAAGCGAGTATGATCATCTTCGATTGGTGCTACATTCTTAGAGGTATAATTGAGCACTGGTGCCCATTTTTCTAAAAGAGCTGTAGCTCTTGATTCGTCGATATAAGCCTGTGTAGGTCTTACTTGTTTCATATTGTTAATTTTCCCTTTATAATCTATTCGATCCCAAAATTAATCTTGCGACTAATTAGGTAACTCAGGATTAACCTTCAAAAAGTTGCTATTAATACTTACTTAATTCTTTTAAGTAAGGTGAAAATTCTGTTGCAATAGGCTCTTCTTGTTGTTCAAGAATAACTCTATCTACATTAGAACTCTCACTTAAAGCTTCTTCCTTTAAGTTATCAAGCCTATCATTCGATTTCTTATTGAACAACTTGACTGTGTAGTCAAAATTTTCGTTAATGAAAGCAGCTGATTTACCAGCCATAACTTTCTTAAGGTACTTCTTTTGTTGTTCATCAAGTGATACACTCTTTTGTTCGATTAAGAGATTAGCTTGAAGGCTATCTAAATCGGATTTTAATTGTGCATTCTCTTGAATGACAGACTCAAGCTTACTAGAAGCTTCACTAATTTGCGTTTTGCCGTCTAAGATTGCTTCTTTAATACTCTCTTTTTGGAGAGCGGCATCTACGGCTAAATGGTTTCTAAGATTTTCCAATACTGTAATAGCTTTCTTATTACGAACAGCTTCTTTAATATCAGCTACTGGAACCTTCTCTTCTAAATATGTTTCTAAATAGTTGCTAATTGATTCAACTAACTTAGTTTTAAATGCTGTTGCATCATTGCTTAAAGCAGACTCATATTTAGATATGACCTGTTTTAACTTATTTGATCTATCTGCATCTACAGCTTCAACAACTTTGGCTAGCTTGCTTGAATGATCTGTATCGATAGCTTGTAAAAGCTGGTTTAGCTTCTTACTATATAATTCATCTTGCTCGTTAAGAGCTTTCTCAACGTGGATAGTTACTTTTTCTTTAACTTTTGTTTCAATTGCTTGCTGAATCTCTGTTAGAGAATCTTCTGATAAGTCTTTAAGTGTTTCATTCATATTAGAAAAGGTTGTTATTATTATTTATAATTTTTTGCTTTATTTTCTCGCTAACCGCTGCATTTAAATATTGGTCAGCCTTTTTATATTCTTTGTCCATAACTGCTGATACAAACTTCTTTATTGCTTCTTTCGGTTTCATATTATAATTTATTTATAAAGGATAATATGGTTTTCCTTAAAAATTCATCTTTATTATTACGGGGTAAGTTTTTTATTCCATTCTCAAAACTATCATACAATTCTTCAAAACTACCATTTTGAGATAATACGTATTGCTTACTCTCTAAAATTCCGTTAACAAAGGCTTTAGGGAAACTTGGATCTGCAACGCAATCAACCGCTACTAATCTAAAATCTTTAACTCTATTGCATCCGTTAGATTCAGAAACCAATTGTCCTAACCCTCTTGTACTCATTCCAACTTTAACGCCGTCATTAATTAATGAACGAACTATTAAACCTGAAGGAGTTGATAATACTTTACTCTTACCGTAAAACACATTACCATCTTGCGTTAGTTCCGTTACTAAATGGCAAGCTCTACCTAAATCGACGTCAGCTGTAGTAGGGTGATTTAACTCGCCCATTGCTCTACCTGGCTTTATCATCTCTTCTGTGTATCGAGTTGCTTCACTACGCATTTCATCTAAATTATAAATTCTTTTATTTCTATTTGCACCCTCAGCCATCATATAAGGTCCCTTAATATAAAAATTACGGGGTTCGTTTGCATTCTTTTCTTCTACAATATACTGAAAGTCGTTGTTATCGGACGGGGTTTCAACTATAAGCTTAAAACTCATATAATATTATTTATTGTTTTCTAAGCAGTTTCAACGGATGCCTAGCTCTTTTTCAGTTAATATAATGAAATCATAACCTTTGTTTTTAGCCCACCTTCTTGCAGCTTCCCATTTTGATTGGTTAGTTATCCATGTAGTCTGCTCATATAACACGGTTGAATGTTTCTTTTTATTGCTCTGTATAGGTCGTGACACCTGACTACTAGGCTTTATTTCTATAAGAAACTTCTTTTTGTTGCCATCTTTATCTTTGAATACAACAAAGTTATCTACAAAATATCTATGCACTTTACCATCGAGTGGATTAATATACGGAACTATTATATTTTCGCTACCCCAATATAAAATATTCTCATTTAAGTCTGCCCATCTAAAAAACTTTAACTCCCAACCAGATCTATATATAGGATGAGATGTTCCTAGATATTTAGCATTATTTTGTGGCTTAAAAATTCCTTGTTTAAACCCGTATCCCATTTTAAACAGCGTATAAAGGTCTAATAACGTCAGCTTCCTTAACTTGTCCTAATTTTAACTTTTCAATATCATTCATTAACCCTGACTTTAAATTATTAGGTAAATTGGTTGTGTTAATAGCCATTTTGGCTTTATCAAATTCTTTTTGTTTTATAAAGGCTATAACCTTTAATAATGCTGGGTCTTTTGCTTTCATTGCCATTCTACCCGCTGTAGGTTCAGCTATTGAACGAACCTTTGATGTTTGATTAGTAATAAAGTTAAATGTTTTTTCAATATTATCAACTAAATTATTCTTTACCATTATATCAATGATAGTCTTGTATATCGTTAACATCCGAACTGCTGGATTCTTGCCTTCAATTTTTTCTGCTTCTACAAACTTAGATAACGGTTCGAACTCTGATTTGCCTCTATATATGTCTTTTAAAAACTTAATAGCTGCTTTCTCATTATCACCATCTATATCAGCCTCTATCGAATCGAGAGACTTAAATACCTGACTCTTTCTTTCTTTAAGTTTGTTAACAAAATTAGTTGACCCTTCTTTTACTAAATCTTGCACAGCTGCAATAACATCTGGCGTTGCTTCATCAACTTTTAATTTAGAAAGTTCCGTCAATCTTGTATATTCTTTTAATCTTTCTTTTAATGTAATACCAAAATCAGAGTCTGGGTCTTTTAATTTGCTTAATCTATCTTCTACAGATTTTACTTCGTCTAGATTATTTTTATATGTAAAATAAACTTTACCGAACTGTTCGAAGACTCTTTTTAATTCAGAACCAGCTGCTGGGTCGCTAGCAGTAACAAGCAATGCAGCTCTTAAAATTCTATGTAAATTATCTAAAATATATACGCCTTTATCTCCAGGACCTTTATTAGTAGATACAAATTTTTCTGGATTACTAATTCCGGTATCACTTCTAAACCCCATTGGTGCGCCTTTATAAGCAAACTTCATTGGGTCGACCCCTTTTGCCTCGCTCAAAATATATTGCACTAATTGGTTAAACTTCATACAATTATTTAGTATTAACCGACAAAGAACATTGGCGGCTCAGCATCTCCAAACCCTGGCGCGCCTTCATATAGTTTAGTTTCTAATTCTTCTTTTTCTTTTAACCCCTCATTTAACATATCAGCGTTAATTGTACCGCCACCGAATAGAGTAGTCCCGGAAAATTTACCTCTTATTCTACCTAAAACAATTTTTGTTAAAGCTAATGAATACTGATACACCCATTGTTCTTTAATAATATCTTTTAAAGGCCTTTCAACATAACATTGAATAACACCATAATATTGTGTGCTGCTATCACGACTAGATTTTGGTTGCGGATATAACCTTAAGATTTGCGTTCTATCATCAAAATCATATGAAGGTTTCGTAGCTAAAAGCTTCTCTCTCATCTTTAACCAATCTTTTAATACGTACCAGCTAATTAAATCGAACCCATAGTTACCCATTGCATAACTAAAATATGTTTGTTGAGCTAATGTTTGCTCAATCGTAAACAATGTATTGATACCAGTTGTTGACCCTTCTTCAAAATCTACAACAGCTATAACTTTTCTATAATCCATAACATCGTAATCAAAACTATTTAAAAATCCTACTCCTGTATTTTGAACTGCATCACCTAATAACGTTATAGAAGTTTGCACACTTTGAGTAAAATATTGTTTTAACGCAGCATTTTGATTCGTTATGTAATTATAGATTGTAGAATCAATAACCTGGTTTGCTGAAGTGCCGCCAATCAGCGTAGCTGATATCGATGACATTGATGTAAAATAAGTGCCCGGTATTGAACTTGTAGCAATAAACACATTACTATCATTGTTTATATATTTTGAATACTGCGGGTTTGCGTTTTTATTTTGTATTTGCTGAGCAAAAGTATCAGACACTTTAGCGGTAAATAAGGCATCAAGCTTCATGCCGTAATCCTTAACATACATATCACTATTAAACACCATATACTCGCGAGTATAACCAGCAAACTTTGCAAACATTTCACTAGCTATACTAATGTTTTCATATAGCTGATCCCTATGAACTTCAACGTTTATATAAGGGTAACCGAGTGATCTTAGTATTCTATCAGATAACCTGTCGAACGATGTGATCTTTGAAGAAAGATTAGTGCTTTGAAAAGCCGAGATAGGAGTGATATCGCAACGTGCCATTTCTTTTATTTATTAAGCTGGTGGTGCTGCTGCAGCAGGAGGTGCTTCAGTAGTATCTGCTGGGGGCGCTTCTCCTTCAGGAGGAGCTCCGTCAGATGCTGGTGATCCAAAAGATGGTGGTGCTGAAGACCCACCAGGTGCCCCTGAAGCATCTGCCGGTGCACCACCAGCGCCGCCACCTGATATCATTTGTTCTCTCCAATTTGGCCCACCAGCAACAATTTGAGCTAATTCCCACTCGAGTTCTTTATCTTTTCTTAAGAACTCTCTGTTAGCCTTAACATCAGTATCGCTCCAACCGAGATATTTTTTCTGCGAATATGTCG